TTTTGCTCTTACTGCTAACGATAACGTTTACTACAGAAGAGTTACTGTTAAGAACATTATGTGATTTCGATTCACATATTTTTCAGAGGGTCTTCGGACCCTCTTTTTTTATCTAAATATTTAAAAAGGGTAGAGCATGGAAAACACTGGAAATCTTCCGTATAAAACCAGACAGTTAGAAAACAGAAATTTTCTTTCTGGAATTAATTTTAAATTTGTTATCAGAAAATGTCCTGGAGTTGAATTCTTTTGTCAAGCAGCAAATATTCCTGGAATTAGTTTACAAGTTGCATATCAAAATACTTTATATAATACATTACCTATTCCTGGTGATGAAGTTGATTTTGATGATTTAAATATCCGTTTCATGATTGACGAAGATCTTCAAAATTATATGGAGATTCACAGATGGATTAGAACATTAGGACATCCAGAATCATTTCAAGAAATGGTAAATGAACAAAACAATGCCGATGACATTGAAATGTCTGATAAAGGTTATTACAGAAGAGGAGCAACATACAGTACAGGAATTTTATATATTTTAAATTCTAACATGAATCCAAAATTCCAAGTTGTATTTGATGACTGTTTTCCAATTAGCCTAAATACTTTGGAGTTTGATAGTACTTACTCCGATACAGAATACTTAACTGGAAATGTATCATTTAAATACTCAATGTATCATATTTTGAAACTGGATGGAACTAATTTATGATTGATCTTGAATCATTGAAAACTATGTGGTCAGAGGATTCTAAAATTGATGAAGATGTTTTAGATATTGAATCATTAAAAATTCCTCAACTTCATAGTAAATATCTTAATTTTTTATCTGACTTTAAATTAATTAAGACACAAAAAGAATATGAATATAAAATATTACTTCGTGAAAAATGGGAATATTATTCTGGGAGGGCAGATGTAGAAATTTATAAAGAAAATCCTTTTGATATTAAAGTGTTAAAACAAGATTTACCAATCTATCTTGATTCAGATAAAGATCTTCAAAAATTACAATATAAAATTTTCTATTATAAGGAGTTAGTGAACTTTCTAGAAAAAGTATTAGAAAATATTAATATTAGAGGTTTTCAAATTAAAAATTGTATTGATTGGCAAAAATTCATGCAGGGTGTGTAATTGATGAGTCAGGTAATTATAAAGAAAAAAAACGAAACATATTTAACATTAGAGTGTGAACCACATATTAAATATGAACTATCCGAGATATTTACATTTGAGGTTCCGAACTTTAAGTTCATGCCACAATATAGATCAAGACATTGGGATGGAAAAATAAAATTATTTTCTCCACTAAACGGTGAATTATATTGTGGTCTTTATGATTATCTAATTGAGTATTTAAAAAGTAAAAATTATTCGTATGAACTAGAAGACAATAAGTATTTTGGTTTGCCGAACGAAAAGAACGAAGAAATAACTCCAGAGGGTATTGGTGATTTTGTTAAATCACTAAACATACCAATGAAACTCAGAGATTACCAATACAAAGGAATATATGAAGCTTTAAAACATTTTAGAAAGCTTTTGTTATCTCCTACTGCATCTGGTAAATCAATGATAATCTACTGTATCTGTAGATATTTTGTATCAAAAAATCATAAGACATTAATTATTGTTCCTACTACTTCTTTGGTTGAACAATTAACAAAAGATTTTAAACAATATGGATGGGACTCTGATTTTTACTGTCATAAAATATATGCTGGTAGTCCAAAGACAACAGAAAAACAAATTGTAGTTTCAACCTGGCAATCGATTTATAAGATGCCAAAAAAATGGTTTGAACAATTTGATTCTGTTGTCGGTGATGAAGCACATTTATTTAAAGCAAAGTCATTAACAGGTATCATGTCAAAATTACATACCTGTAAATATAGGGTTGGTTTTACTGGAACACTTGATGGAACTAATGTCAACAAGTTAGTCCTGGAAGGATTATTTGGTCCAGTCAAAAAAGTTGTTAATACTTCAGAACTTATTGACAAAGGACACTTATCAAATTTAAAAATTAATATTCTCTTATTGAAACACGAATATACACCATTTGCTAATTATCAAGAAGAAGTTGAGTATCTTGTTTCTCATAAATCTAGAAACAAATTTATCCGTAACTTGTGTAAAGATCTTACTGGAAATACACTAGTACTTTTTTCTTACGTTGAGAAGCACGGTTTACTGCTTCATGAAATGATAAATATTCATGTGTCTGACAATAGAAAAGTATTTCTTGTTTATGGGGGTGTAGATACAGAAGAAAGAGAAGAAATCAGAGAAATAACAGAAAATGAAAAAGATGCAATTATTGTTGCTAGTTATGGAACTTTCTCTACTGGAATTAATATTCGCAATCTTCATAACGTTATTTTCGCATCACCTTCTAAATCACGTATTCGAAATCTTCAATCTATTGGTCGTGTATTAAGAAAAGGAGATAACAAAACAGTAGCTACGTTATATGATATTGCAGATGATATTTCATCTGATGGAAGAAGAAATTATACTCTTAATCATTTAACAGAAAGAATAAAAATATATTCCGAAGAAAATTTTAATTATGAAATTATTCCTGTCAATTTAAGGGAGAACATATGAACTTAGATAATATAGATCAATTTTATGCTGTAATTAAATTAATCACTGGAGAAGATATTGTAGCCAAAATTATTATTAATGAAGATGATGAAGATGGATTTATTATTGAAAATCCATTTGAAATCATGTATGAGATGGTTGAAACTCCAGCTGGTCAAGCATGGAGAGTTGATTTTTGTCCTTGGATGAAATTTAGTTTAGATGAAATTTTTTATCTTTTTAAAGAAAAAGTAATTACAATTGGAGAAGCTGATCCAAGAATTATCAGTATGTATAGTATTAGTAAAAGAAAAAATCAAAAAAAATCAACCAGTGAAGTTGATTCTGAAAATAAAATAAACGTTACCAAAGAGATGGGTTTAGTAGATAGTATTGAAGAAGCTAGAAAGAAACTTGAAAAGATCTTTGAAGGTAACTCTAATAGCTAAGTAACTCAAATAATAATTATTGAACCTTGGCAGAGTTATTATACACATAAAAGGGTCGCCTTGTCAAGGGCCCTTGATTTTTTTGAAATGTGTGTTAGAATGACTACACGCCACCGATCAACAAACCATGAGAAAAACAAGAGAAGATCCAACAAAAGATCATTATGTCAATAACAAAGAACTGTTTGAAGCAATGATTGTTTACAGGAAAAAGGTTATTGATGCAAGAGAAAATGATTTACCCAAACCAAAAATTCCAGATTACATAGGATCTTGTATTTTAAAAATTGCAACTCACTTATCTTATCGTCCTAATTTTGTGAACTATATGTTCAAGGAAGATATGATCTGTGATGGTATTGAAAATTGTATTCAATACATTGATAATTTTGATCCAGAAAAATCTAAAAATCCCTTTGCATATTTTACTCAGATTATTTACTTTGCTTTTCTGAGGAGAATCTCTAAGGAAAAGAAACAACTTGAAATCAAGAATAGGCTACTTGAAAAATCTTCATTTGCAGAAGTTTTTAGTGCAGACTCTAGTATCATGGGGTATGATAATTCTGAAATGAATTCTATTAAAGAAAATCTTGAGGTCAGAAACAAGAAATGATTACTGCAATTATTACTGATCAGCATCTAGACGGAAGAAAAAATTCCCAAATCTTTTGGGAGTATTTCATGAAATTCTACAATGAAGTGTTTTTTCCAACACTTGAAAAATATAAAGTTACTACCATTTTAGATTTGGGTGATACATTTGATAATAGAAAAGGAGTAGATCTGTGTGCTCTCGAAAGAATTAAAAGAGAGTACTATGACAAACTTAAGTCAATGGGTATTCAGATTAATATGATTGTCGGTAATCATACAGCATATTATAAAAACACCAACAATATTAATACACCAGATCTAGTTCTTAGGGAATACGACAATATAAATATCATTTCCGACATTAATGATATTGTTGTTGATGGTAGAAAAATTACAATGGTTCCCTGGGTTAATTCTGAAAATAAAGAACAATTAATAGAACATATTAACAAGACTGATGCTGAAATTGCTATGGGTCATTTGGAACTAAATGGTTTTATGGCAACTCCTGGTCACTTCTTTGAGGGTGGAATGAATTCTGATATTTTTAAAAAATTTAAAAAAGTATTCAGTGGTCACTTTCATCACAAATCAAAAAAAGATAATATTGAATATCTTGGAAATCCATATCAACTTTATTGGAATGATTATGGTGATACTCGGGGTTTTCATTTGTTTGATACGGATACCCTACAAATAGCCTTCATTAAAAACCCCAATGAAATGTTCAAAAAAATCTATTATAATGATACAAAATTCAATTATAGGAACTTGGACCTAGAACCATACAAAAAAACCTATGTAAAATTAATTGTAGAACAAAAAAAGAGATTGACTGATTTTGATTTGTTTGTGAACAAACTTTATGAGTCTGGTTGTCATGAAGTAAAAATTGTAGAAAACTTTAACTTAGATTCTGAACTAGATCAATCTAACTTTGAATGTGAAGATACTCTTACTATTCTTAACGCATATATAGAAGATATGAATGATGTACATGATAAGTCTGAACTAAAAAGTATCATGAAATCGATTTACACAGAAGCTTGCGAATTACAGTAATGTATGTTCTAATTCAAAAAGGAAATAAACAGGATGGTGCATATGCCATAGAAACTAGTGAAGGACTTAAAGTTCTGCAAATATTTCAGGAAGAAGATGATGCAAACAGATATGCTGGTCTTCTTGAATCGGACGGGTTTTCCGAACTTGAAGTTTTTGAACTAGACACAGAAGAGGCCTTGCAAGCCTGTATCCATTTGGGTTATAATTACTGCGTTATCACGTCTGAAGATTTCGTTATTCCATCTGTTAACAACAAGTATGATTTTATTTAAAAAAATTAGTTACAAGAATTTTCTGTCTTGTGGCAATGTACCTATTGAAGTTCAATTAGACAAATATAATAGTACTCTTGTTGTGGGGTCAAATGGTGCTGGAAAAAGTACCATGATAGAGGCTATTGTTTTTGCATTGTTCAATAAGTCATTTCGTAAAGTAAATAAGAATCAACTTATCAACTCAATCAACAACAGTGATTGTTTGGTTGAAGTTGAATTTCAAATTGGTCCAAACAATTGGTTGGTTCGCAGAGGAATGAAACCGAACATTTTTGAGATCCATAAAAATGGTTTGCTTCAAAGTCAGAGATCAGATGTTAAAGACGATCAAAAGTTTTTAGAACAAACTGTTCTGAAATTAAACTACAAATCTTTCACTCAAATTGTTATTTTGGGATCAAGTACATTTATTCCTTTTATGCAACTTCCTGCTGCAGGAAGACGTGAAGTTATTGAAGATCTTCTTGATATTAAAATCTTTACCACAATGAATATCATCCTCAAAGAAAGATCTAAACTTATTGGTGAACAACTCAAGACAATTACTTCTGATCTTGATTTAATCAAAGAAAAATTAGAAGTACAGAAAAAGTTTATCAAAGAACTTAAAACTCATAGTGAAAAAAATATTTCAAATAAAGAAAATAAGATTCTTCAATATGAAGAAGAGATCACTCGCAATGAAGAATCTCTCGTACAACTTCACAAACAAATAGAAGATAAGAAAGAACAACTAGAACAGTTCGGTGATGTTGGAGTAAAAATTAGAGATTTGGAATCTTCGAAAAATCAAGTTCTGAGTGAACAAAAACAGCAACTCAATCTCCAAAAGTTTTTTGAAAAGAATGATAGTTGCCCAACATGTACACAAACTATCACTGAAGGTTTTAAATTAACTCAAATCAAACAGACTGGATCTAAAATCAAAAAGCATAAAACTGCAGTTGACAAATTAGAAAAGGAAATTATTAAGATCACTGATATCATGAATCAGAAAAATTCGATATCTAGTGAAATTAATGATCTGTTATTTGAGGTTCAAAAAATAATATATTCATCTGAAAAACTCAATAAAATCAAGAATGATATTCGTGATGAAATTGCTGAAATAAAAAACAATAGTGCAAACATTGCGGTTGAAGAAGAAAAACTAAATGGTCTTGTAGAAACTGGAATTGACATGAGTAAGACTTATGGTATTTTGAGATCCCAAAAATCTAATCATGATACTGTTCTGTCGTTGCTAAAAGATACTGGAATTAAATCTCAGATTGTCAAAAAGTATTTGCCTGTGATGAACAATCTGATCAACAAATATCTGCAGATGATGGACTTTTACATCAACTTTACGTTTGATGATAATTTCGAAGAACACATTCTTTCAACAAATAAAAATGATTTCAGTTATACATCTTTTTCTGAAGGTGAAAAGATGCGTATTGACCTTTCTTTAATGTTTACTTGGAGGGCAATTGCAAAACTAAAAAATTCTGCAAATACAAATCTGTTAATTCTGGATGAAGTATTTGATAGTTCTTTGGATGTTGCTGGTACAGATGATTTCATGAGAATTATTCGTGGTATTGATAAGGAAACAAACATCTTTTTCATTTCTCACAAAGGAGATATTCTTGTGGATAAGTTCGAACGAGTTCTTAAATTTGATAAACATAAAAACTTTAGTCGTGTGGAAGAAAAGCTATAAAAGATACTTATCAATCTGAGGTTGACACCTCAAATTTTTTTTTGTATTGTAGTTCCATGTTCACGAGACCAATCATGTCTGTCAATAAAGAAGTTAAAGGTCAACTTGCAAAACTTCTTGCAACCGAAAACCTGTTTATCGAACACCGCAACGTGTCTACAGCTGCGTTTGATGTTGAACAGCGTATCCTTTTTCTTCCTGTCTGGAAAAATATTTCCAGTGATGTATATGATCTTCTTGTAGGACATGAAGTTGGTCATGCTCTCTATACACCCGCTTCTCCTTTTAAGAACGATATTCCTAAGTCTTTTATCAACGTTGTTGAAGATGCTCGTATTGAAAAACTGATCAAACGTCAGTATCCTGGTCTGACCAAGAACTTTTTCCGTGGGTATAATGAACTACATGATCGTGATTTCTTTGAAGTAAAAAATGTTCCTTCCGAAAAACTGAGTCTGATTGACCGTATCAATCTGTATTTTAAGATCGGTCTTCATGCTGGTTTTGATACTGTTAAGTTTTCTGATGAAGAAAAGTATTATCTAAATCTTGTTTCTGATGTAGAAACTTTTGAACAAGCAGTAGAAGTTGCTCATATGATCTATGAGTATTCCAAGAAAAAAGATGAAGAAATTCAAGAAGTAGTTACTAAGGGACAGTCTCAACAAAATTCTTCTGGTCAAAGTCAAGAAAAATCTGAACGACAAGATCCTGGTGATTCAGAAAGTGAAGATGAACTTCAGGAACAATCTTTGGATTCTAATCAACAGGAAAGTCAAACTAAACCTCCAGTATCTTCTGATGGAACTGAACCACATGTTCCTCAAACTGAAAGTGTGACGGATGAAGCATGGAGTCGTAACCAGGAAGATCTTGTTGATGAACGTGCAAGGGATTATGTTTATGTAAATGTTCCCAAGTCAAATCTAGATAATATCATTATTCCCTTTAATGAATTGCATGAGGAACTTTCTTCTTTTTATAAATCTGAAATTGAAAGTCATAGTTGGTATTCCACCTGTTGTGAGGATTATCAGTCGTTCAAACGTTCAACCGTAAAGACTGTCAACTATCTGGTTAAAGAATTTGAGTGTAAGAAGGCAGCATCACAATACAGTCGCGCTGCAGTTTCTTCCACTGGTATTCTTAACATGAGTAAGCTTCATACTTACAAATGGAACGAAGATCTTTTCAAAAAAGTTACTAATGTTTCTGATGGTAAGAATCATGGACTTGTCATGTTCATTGATTGGTCTGGTTCCATGAGTGATGCAATGCCAGACACTGTAAAACAACTCTATAACCTGGTTTGGTTTTGTAAAAAAGTTAACATCCCTTTCCGTGTTTATGCTTTTAGTGATAATCGTATGACTGCATATGATTATTATGAGAAGTATGATGATACTAAAGATGTTGTTATTGACCGTTCCGAAAAAGACGTATATTATTGTCAGGATTTTCGTTTGCTGGAACTGTTTAGTTCTAAAATGAAATCTTCTCTCCTTGAAGATCAAATGAAATACATTTGGTTTGTTGCACACAGTTTTCGTCATTATTATATTGATTGTCCTTCGCGTTTCTCTTTGTCTGGAACTCCTCTTGTGGAAACTATTCTTACATCTAGGGATGTAGTTTCCCAATTCCAGAAACAGGAACGTGTGGAAAAAGTCAATATGATTTTTCTGACTGACGGGGAAGCATCAGTTCCTGGTAAAAATCGTATGAGTAAGTACCACAAAGAACACTATAATAGTGTTCGATGGAATATGGATCACTTTTATAATGGAAAACTTGTATTGACTGATCCTCTTACTCGTTATTCTGTGATGATGAATAATTTCTCTCCACGCAAAACGACTAAACTTTTTATTGAGTTTCTTCGTAACATTGTTGATTGTAATGTTGTTGGTTTCCGTATTATTCATGGGCGTGAAATTTCAAACTTTCTTTCAGTGAATGATTCTATTCAGGAAGACCAAGTTCATAAAGAATGGAAAAAAACTAAAACTGCTTGTGTTACCGATGTTGGTTTTAAGGAACTGTATTTACTTCCTGTAGATAAAAGTCTTGGTGCAGATACTGAAGAAATCGATGCCAAATCAAACTCCAAGGGAGAACTGACCAAGGCATTCAAAAAACATATGGGATCTAAGATGTCTAATAAGACAATCTTATCCAAGTTTATCCTCCAAATTGCTTGACATGACAACTCAAAAGTCCTATAGTGACTCTGTTGAAACAAATCAATCCTTCGCCATGAAACGCATGAACACCGCCAATCTCGTTAATAGTCTTATTAATACCTACGGTGAAAACATCACTACGAATAACATCAACGAATATTGTCTCAACAATAATGTTACCTATCAAACCATTACTAAACACCTTAATGATTACAAAGTTGGTCGTGGTCGTTGGAATCTCACTGCTGTAGAAAAACTTGAAATGAGTTTCAGTGCTACTTCTGCAGAACCTGCTGTTACCGTTCGGGAACAACAGAACTTCATTCCTAGCAAAGATGATACGTTTGTCCCGTTCGGTAACTTTAAGGATCTTAAAAAAATTATTCAGTCCAGTCTTTTTTACCCTACGTTCATTACGGGTCTTTCGGGTAACGGTAAAACGTTTAGTGTTGAACAGGCGTGTGCTCAACTTAAGCGTGAAATGATTCGTGTCAACATCACGATTGAAACTGATGAGGATGATTTGATTGGTGGTTTCCGATTGATCAACGGTGAAACTGTGTGGCATGATGGTCCTGTGGTGGAGGCTCTTCGTCGTGGTGCTGTTCTTCTTTTGGATGAGATTGATCTTGCATCCAACAAAATCCTCTGTCTGCAGTCGATTCTAGAAGGTAAGGGCATTTTCCTCAAGAAAACTGGTAAGTACGTTTACCCTTCTCCTGGTTTCACTGTGTTTGCAACTGCTAACACTAAAGGTAAGGGTAGTGATGATGGTCGTTTTATTGGAACCAATGTTTTGAATGAGGCATTTCTTGAACGATTCCCGATTACGTTTGAACAGGATTATCCTGGTGCATCTATCGAGAAGAAAATTCTTGCTTCTCATTGTGCAGATGAAACGTTTGTGGAGAACCTTGTTCGTTGGGCAGAAGTCATTCGCAAGAGTTTCTATGATGGTGCAGTTGACGAACTTATCTCTACTCGTCGTTTGGTCCACATTGCAAAGGCGTTTGCTATCTTTAATGATCGCATGAAGGCAATTCAATATTGTGTTAACCGATTTGACCAAGACACCAAACAATCTTTTATAGAACTTTATACCAAAATCGATGAAAATGTTGAAGTCAAAACCGAATCAGAACCTGAACTTGTGATCGAGACTAATCCCCCTTATTGATTGACAACCAGATCAATATCTGATATAATATAGGGAGATAAACTATGTCTCCCTTTTTTATTATGGATGAAAACCCCTATCAATTTACTTTGAGTGATGGTGGTGGAGGTACACTCAATATCACCAAAACTCCTGTCAATGATGGTATGACCCCCTGGGGCCACAGCGACTTTGAATTTTTGAAAGCAAACAACATGAACGAAAAACAGAATCACCTTTGGAAATACAATGAAGATAAAATCCTCAAAGATATTGAGGACTATGTGACCAGCACTTATAAGAGTCATTATTGTGGTCATGAAGATGAATATCGAGAAATTCAAACTTATGACCTTATGGCTGCAAAAGGACTTGCAACTGATTTTTGTCAAGCAAATATTCTGAAGTATGGTTCGCGTTATGGCGATAAAGACGGTCATAACAAACGTGATCTTCTAAAAGTCATTCACTATGCAATGCTGCTGTTGCATTTTGATCGTCACTATAGTAGAATCAATAATGGTCTGTCTGAATTTAAAAACTGAGGTTTAAATATGAAAATTAGTTCTGATACTCTAAATATTCTCAAGAACTTTTCTACAATCAATCATAGTATTGTTGTGAAGCAAGGTAATTCTCTTCGTACTATTTCTCCGATGAAGAATATTCTTGCTACTGCTGAAATCGAAGAGAACTTTGAAAAAGACTTTGCTATCTATGATTTAAATGAGTTTCTGAGCGGTCTCACTCTATTTAAAGATGCGGTGTATGATTTTTCTTCTGATTCGTATCTGGTAATCAAAAGTGGTAACTCTCGTGTCAAGTATTTTTATTCTGATCCCAGTGTCATTACTGCTGCACCCGAAAAAGACATTCCTCTCCCTTCTGAAGATGTAGTATTTACTCTTACAAATGACATGAATGGATCTCTTCTTCGTGCATCCAGCGTGTATCAACTTCCAGATCTTTCCCTGGTTTCTGTTGATGGAAATACTCAACTCGTCGTTCGTACCAAATCAAATGATACTTCGAACAATTATTGTATTGATGTAAATCCGCTCCGTCAAACCTCTGATAATTTCAGTTTTAACTTCAAGGTAGAGAATATCAAGATTCTTCCTGGTGATTATGAAGTAACGGTTTCTTCGAAGAACATTGCATTATTTAAACACACTTCTTCCAATCTTAAGTATTGGATTGCACTTGAACCAGATTCTATTTTTGTTGGTTGATTATGAGTAATGACTTTTTGTGGGTAGAAAAATATCGTCCTCAAAAAATTCAGGACTGTATTCTACCTTCAAGTACAAAAAAAACTTTTGAAAAATTTGTAGAAAACCAGGAGATTCCAAATCTCCTTTTATCTGGTCCTCCTGGTATTGGGAAGACCACTGTTGCCAAAGCACTATGTAATGAATTAGGAGTGGACTCATATGTTATTAACGGATCTGACGAGGGAAGATTTCTCGACACGGTACGAAATCAAGCAAAAAACTTTGCTTCGACCGTATCACTTCAAGCAAATGGTAAACCAAAAGTCATTATTATTGATGAGGCTGATTTT